TCCCGTCCAGGCTTCCGCAGACGGCACAGGGTCGGACTTCCAACGGCGCCATGAATTCATATTGTTCGACGCCGGCTTCTTTGTATGCGGCCCGATCTGATTCCGCGTGAATGTGCGCGGTTTCTGTCCTGACCAGGCGTTCGGCGTTCTTGTAGGACTGGCCCATTTTGGCCGCCAGGGCGGAAGACATGACGTTCACGCTTTTTCCCTGGATAAGTCCCTGGGTCAGAACTTCCCTGGTGTTGAAAAGAAGCGCCTGTTTGTTCTGCCATAGGCGATCGGAAAACATGGCGCCGGACCAGGGATAAGAAACGACGTTTTCAATGGCCGCATAGTCGATCTTTGCGATCTCGTTGAAGAATCCGGCCCTGGATTGAAGGTCATAACATTTCTTGTAATAACCTTCGACGAAGTCGTCGCCGAACTGGTTCTTCATTTGTGCGACACCTTTGTCAAACAGGTCATTCAGGATCAGGTCGATTTGACCTTGAAGGGCTTCCAGTCGGGAAATAGAACTGTTCGCCGACAGGGCGTCCAGTTGTGCCGTCAGAAGCGCCTTGACCTTCGGGTCCTGGATCGTAGCGATATAGTCCACATATTCCGCCAGACTTGCTTTCCATTCCTGGAATTCCTTCCGGTTCAGAAGACGGACGGCCTGATCGTATGTAAGGCCATACTTGCCAGCGTACTTCGAATAGAAGGCGCTGATTTCGCGCTTGATAGCCTTCGCGGCGGATTCGTATTCCTGGAACAGCTTCGCCGTCAATGCCGCGTCGTGAAGGTAGGCTTCTTCGGCGCGTTTCAAGGCTCTTTCTGTCCAGTATGCTTCATTATTCGTCATTGCCGTCACCACCATTCAGGCCGGCGCTGTCGCCGCCTTCCTGGCTGTCGTCGGCGCCCATAGCGTGATTGAAAAGGCCGTCGCCGTATTCTTCCATAGCGGCTTTCTTTTCTTCGTCGATTCTGGCCAGTTCTTCGTCGACGTCTGTGACCCACGGGTGATTTTGAAGGATCGTTCGTTTCGACAGAAGACCGTTGCTGTTCACGGCGTTGTTGATAATGTCTGTTTCGTTGACCGGAAGGTCCATATTGAAGACAATATCGAATTCTTCGTTTGTGAAGTCGCCCTGGCCGGTGATCTGGAAGTAAACGTCAATAAACAGTTTCAGACGACGGAATGTGTCTTTCAGTTCTGTTCCCAGGGAATCACAGTCAGCGTCAAGGTCCATATAACGGAAATTGATCGCCGTTCCGCTGGCGTTCCCCAGGTCAGGGTCCTTCGTGTCGACGGCCGCGGCGAAGTCGTAGACGTCGCGGCGCTGTTTATCCAGGAAGGCCATGACGGCGTCGATATTAAGGTCGGCCTGAAGTTTGTCCACACCGCCGTCGGTGGTGACTTTGATCGCCATGTGTTCCTTCAGGTCCTTGATGAACTCGCCCAAGTCCTGGCCGCCGTAGTTCTTCAGGATATAGATGAACTTCGCCACGTCGCGGAGAACGTCGGCGGTCACGGACGTCTGCCAGTTGATGTCGTCGATCAGGTCCTTGATGAAGTAGCAAAGGGGAAGTTCCTCTTCGTTGTACTTCAGCCAGACGATCGGGACGGTGTCCCAGTTGTAGGCCTTGTTGCCGACGGTGAAATGGGGTTCGGTGTAGTCGTTGGTTTCGTCGCCGTGTTCGGTGTCGACGATAAAGTCGCCGGCGATGGTGCCGGCGAAGGCGTCGGTTTTGAAATACTTGACGCCGCCGGTCCACCACAGTTCGGCGTGGGTGATCGTGTGCTTTCTGGTGCCGATGTAGATCACCTGGTCATAGAAGCGAATGAAGGCGTCCAGCTTCGTTCGCTCCGCGTCGCGCCAGATCGGGACCAGTTCCGCGGACGGGATTCGCATGAAGGCCAGTTTCCCGTCGTCGAAGTAGGGCTGAAGCCATGCAATACCGGATTTCACGGCGCCCTTCCCCAGGGATTTGATCTTCCGGCGGAAGGTCTGGTCGAAGACGTCGTTCAGGGCGTCGCCGTAGGAACTGTTCTTCGTGTCCACGGTGAAGGGCTTTCCCAGAAGGTAGTTCGCCTTCTGGTCGACCAGCTTCTTCAGAATCGGGTGTTCGATCCTGGTATTCGACCGGTTCGCGACGTCGTTCGTCTTCCGCTGGACGTCGGTCCGGTTTCTGTAATAGGCTTCGGCCTGGATCATGTTCGCGTACTGCTCGGACGCCTTGAACTCCCTGATCTCTTCGGTCACGATCTGGGCCAGGGTCATTGTCGCGTGGTCCGGATCGGAAATAATCATGTTGATCCGGTCCATGACGGAATATTCGGCCATGTGGTGTCACTCCCTTATTTCAAAACTTCAATAGCGGAACCGCGGCGGAGTCGTTCGACGGAATAGCGAAGGGCCGCCATAGCGTCGTCCATGAACTCCACGGGTTCGTCGATGTAAAGGCCCGTGGTCGGGTCCTTTTTCCACTTCCATTGTTGAACTTCCTTCAGGACGTTCACACAGGAAGGGTGAATGTGGATTTTCCGGCCCTTCAGCCAGTCGATTTGTGCCTTCACGCTTCCAGGCTCTTTCTTCACGGGGTAGGCGCGGAAGCCGGCCTTCTGCCAGGTCTTGATCCGGTCCGGCTCCGCAGAATCACAGAACATTTCCACACGCCGGTCGACCTTCGCCTGATTTGCAAGGCCGATGATCTCTTCGGTGTCCTTCTCGAAGACATAGATTTCGGAACAGATATAGACTTCTCCGTCCTTCCAGCCGACGCCCAGGATCGCGTTCGCATGGTTATAGCCGAAGTCCTGGCCGTAGTAAAAGGCGTCGAAGGCGTCCCTGTTGACCTTGAAGTCGTGGACTTCGAAGTTCGTCAGGATCAGGCCGCCCAGTTCGCCCCATTCGCCCAGGCCATAGACGCGATAGCCTTCAGGGTCTTCTTCCTTGCGGCGCTCCATGCGGCGGTAATAGGCGGGGTCTATGAACCGGTTCGTCTTATAGGTGGAATGATGGGCCAGGACGTCCGGATCGGCCTTGTCGAAGTATCTGGCCTTGATCCAATGCGTCGCGCTGACGGGGTTGAAGGTCATTGTGATTTGGTAGTACAGGTTCGGATTCATGCCGTCCAGCTTGCCGCGAAGACGGTCGTCCAGAATGTCAACGTCTTCAGAAAGAAGTTCCGTCGCTTCCTCGCACCATATCCAGACAAGTTTTCCGTTCTTGAAGGTGATCGACTTCACCTTCTCGCGCTGACGCTGGTCCTTCACGCCGCGGAATATGATCCGGTTCCCCGTGATCTTACATTCCAGGGCCAGGGGGTTCAGGTTGACCTTCCAGAAGCGGTCAGCGTATGGGCCGAACATTCGATAGATCGCGGCCTGAAGTTCCGCGAAGGTGGAATCGCGGTTCGTTTCCTCGATCTTTCGGACGACCAGAAGGTTCGCGCCGGTATAGGCGGGGTCAGAAAGCTTTGCTATGTAGTCCTGGGCGATGTTCACGGACTTTCCGGAACCGGCCGATCCCTTCAGAATACGATAGCGGCCGCGCCACTCATTGACAGGGCGAAAGACTGGGTTGAACTGGGCGGACGCCTTGAACTCAATCTTCGCCGCCGTAGTCATAGTTGATCACCACCGTCACAGGGGCGTTCCCTTCGGGATTGTCCTTGAACATTCCCAGGTGACGACCGCACAGTTCCAGGGCCTTCAGCTTGTCGGCCATCTTCACTTCGCGTTCGACGCTCGTTCCGAACTCCGTCGGGGTCTGCTTCACCTTGACGCCGGCGATCACCGCCAGGTCGTCTTCGACAGCAGTCCCCAGGACTTCAGCCGTGTTCAGGTCGATCACGTCCTTCGGGTTCAGGAAGGCGATCCTTCCCAGTTCGCGAAGGACGCGGTCAGCGTTGATCCCCGTCCGCTTCGACCTTTCTGCCATCGCCTGATCGATGCGCGCGCGAATTTCAGGTTTCTTCAGCAATTCGGAACCAATACTTCCCGCGGCATTCGGAGAATATCCGGCGCGGATCGCGGCCTGGGTCGCGTTCAGGTCGATCAGATATTCTTCACAGAAGACTTCATTCTTCTTCGTGATCTTCGCCATGATTCACACCGTCCTTTCTTCGTGATCCTCTGAAAGCGGGTACAAAAAAGACGCCCCCGAAAGGACGTCTTTCTGTACCCTATTCAAAAGGAGGGGGAACACGCTGTTCCCGACTATAATTCTACCACACGGATTTGCAGATTGAAAGTCTCATGTGTATTCACCTGTATTCATCTTTCAGCGGAAGGAATCGGATTTATACATGGTAGCGAATAGGGAGTCCAGGGCCGTTTTCCTCTGGCGGTAGATCGTGGCCTTCGCCATGTGGAGGAAGTCGGCCGCTTCTTTGTAGGATCGGAAGGGGTAATACAGGGCCAGAAGGACGCACTTCGACTGACTGTCCATGTCCAGGATCGCGGACAGGACGTCTTCGATCTGCTGGGCCTGACGTTCCAGGGCGCCGATCCGGCGGTCGGCGGTGTTCCGGCGCTTCTCCGTCCGTGTGACCATGTTCACCATTCGGGCGTCTGGGTCTGGGGAGGACTGGACGCGGACGCCGGCGTCGGAAAGCTGGCTGGAAGGGAAGGCGGATTCCAGGATTTCCTTCAGGTCTTCAGCCAGGGCGGCCCGCTCCGCCGCGATCTGGGATTCTATGACGCGCGCTTCCTGGTCGTGGTTGCGAAGGACGTCCATGACGCGGAAGCGTACCCAGGCTTTCCGCTTCTCTTCCTTTTCATTCTGATCCATGCGTTTCACCGCCTTTCTTCTGGGGTGTGTCAGAACGGAAGTTCTCCGTCGTCGTCTTCGACCTCTGTGAACTGCTGGTCCGCGGCGGCGGCCATCTGGTCGGCGGCGTA